ATAGGAACTAAAGTAGTCATTCCATTTCTCCGAGCATTCAATGGATTGCACTACGGTTAGTGGATGAAATCTTGTTTTGGGTTGCTTGTCTAAAACGGTGTTTTTAAATGGACCTTTTTCGGCCAATTCGCCAAGTCCTTTAGTTGTTCCCCACCGACGAATACAAGACGTGTGTGTTAGTGTGATAAGATTCTCTTGTTCTGATTCGACTTGGCCTACTACTACCCAGCCGCGTTGAAGCACAAAAATACAGCTCATTCATTTTCTCCTTTTTTTATTAGTAGCCATAGCCATTGCCATTGCCATAGCCATTGCCATCGCCATAGCCATAGCCATAGCCATAGCCATCGCCATCGCCATCGCCATCGCCATAGCCATAGCCATTGCCATTGCCATAGCCATAGCCATCGCCATAGCCATTGCCGTCGCCATAGCCATAGCCATTGCCGTCGCCATAGCCATTGCCATCGCCATAGCCATTACCATTACCATAGCCATTGCTGTTGATTATTGAATGTGTTTGCTCGTCAATAGGAACTAAAGTAGTCATTCCATTTCTACACTCCTTTCTTGGGTTCTTCTAGGTCAATCTTCGACACTTCTGGTAAATGCTCAGCTAAATGGTTGCGGAGCATTCTTAGTCTATTGAGTAGAAATTCTCCTGCATTCGGTTTTTCTGCCTTTATCTTCCAAAAGACATCATATAAAAGACTGAGAGCTAGTTTAGCTTTTGGAAGCTGGCTTAGAATCGCTATATCATTTACCATGTTTTACTTCCTTTTACCAAACGATTTTATCTTGTCCGTTTAAGTCAATGAACTCGATTTCTTTACGGAGTATAGGGCCGATCCAGCCCGTACCCTCTAATAGTTTACTCCAAAAGATAAGGGTAATGTCAAGGTTATCAGTACACTTACCTGCTCTGAATGTTGGCCAAAGGTTAAAGTCGTCACTAACGATAAAAATTGGCTCTTTAGCGTTACTTTCGCTTAGCTTGCCAAGATGATAACTGATTACACCTGTATTTCTCGCCCTTAAATTGATTTCTCCAAAGAATTCAGAAGTTTTAATGAATTCAATTTGGTGATCAGCCAAAGTTTCGAGAAATTGTTTATTTTTAGGACTGCCAGGACCAATGAACCAGCGATCTGGTGGATTGCCTGCCAATTCAATGAGTTTGGGGTAATTTACTCGGTACTTTCGCAGGTAACTGGTTGCTTGGTAAAGAGCGGAGCCATCAATTAGTATCATGTAATGTTTCCTTATTGGTTCTTTTTATGGAAAAATTGTCTTGCCATTCCAAGGACAATTAGGACATTCGATTTTATGAAGGGTCTCTAACTCTTTTCGATTATCTTCTAGAGCGTTATTCCAATCTGAGCGGGCCTTACCGTAATTTGAGCAAGCCTTACCGTAATCTGAGTAGGCCTTACCGTAATTTGAGTGGGCCTTACCGTAATCTGAGCAAGCCTTACCGTAATCTGAGCAAGCCTCACAGTAATCTGAGTGGGCCTTACAGTAATCTGAGTGGGCCTTAGATAAAACTGATGGCATGCTCGTCATTGGTCTGAATAATTTTAAACGAGTCTCTATTTCACCTTGTGGTTTGTTGGCTAATATATAATACCATCTATTTTCCGCTGGTTCCTCTAATAACTCATACAGAGTATCGTGGTGGATATGCCAGCATAGTGTACCAATTGGAGCATTCTTGAGATTTTCAGGTATTTTCATTTAGCTTACTCCTTTGATTAGTCTTTTAACTTAGCCAATAAATCTATGAATATTGGCTTTTTTCTATTTAGATCGCTTTTTACTACTGTGACATATTTTAGTTCGTATTCATAAATAAAGAACTCTCTATTACCTTCATCGTAATGGCAACGATTGAGATAATAAAGGTCTTTGGGGCGTTCTCGAATTTGAATTAATTTAATTCGAGCTGTTCCGCCTGTTTTACATGGTGCGTGAATTGCAATGATAGGAATCAGATTACTCCTTTAATCTGTTAGAGTGCTCTTTTATCTTTTATTTTTAATGGTTACCAATTGGCATTTGGTATAAAAATGGAGGGTAGTTTCTTGTGTCTCGAAAATGGGACGATTAGCGGTAGTAAAAACCATACAAGATGAAAGATAGATAGAGAGAGAGAGAGAGAGAGTAAAAAATACCTATAGAGAATCACATACGTATTCCTAAGTGGGCCGCTAGGGATTCATCTATCTTTCTTGGCCGAGCTTATGCTGGTAGCCTAATCGCTGATCCTATCGTTAACATTTGCCCGTCACTGAATTGGCTAGGCTTGGACGTGTATTGAGCCGGGTCAAATTTCTTTTAACGATAACACTAAGGATACCTTGTTGATGTACTCGCTATGGCAACCAATTATACCATAGGAAACCTTATCTGTCAAGTTAATTGTCGTTTTTTTAAAGATAGTGGTTTGGCTACCTAAAAAGAATTAACTTGACAGATAGGGGAATCTATGTTATACTTGAGTAGTTAACAGAGTTGTTAACTTGGTTGACTTAATCTATTCTTTGAATATTTCCTCCCAGCAAGAATTGCAATAGCCAGTGATTAGAGCCTCTCGTTGGTCGGCTGTGAGATATGGCATTGCTCGCTGAATCAACATTCCTTCCATCCAATTATAGTAATCTGATTCGATTACTGTAATTGTTTGCTCTTTGCGGCATTTTGGACAGATTGTAACGACTTTCTTTTGATCGGTTGGGTTCATGTTAAATTATTCCGTAAAGGATTAAGGCCGACTTGACACTATTAGTCTTGCATTCTTCGCACCAACCCTTATCTTGATCCGGTTCAATTGAAGTCGTATAGTCGCAATCTTTATTGCAGCAGATACCGGGATTTATTGAATCAAAGGTGCAATCTTGAAGGAATTCCATTTCGTCGTCGTATCCTTCGATTTTCATTAATATCTCGAATTTTGTCATTGCTCTAATCTCCTTTTTGATTGAGAGTGAGAAAGATTGACCTGAACTTTCTCTGATAGTGCTTAGCACACAAAAGGGTCAATTCTTTTGGCTAAGTCTCCTATCCTCTCAATCAAGAAAGAGACTAGTTTACTCTTCTGTGATTTTCTCAAAGTCTGTCTCTAACACATTTAATCCTACTCTTGCTTGTGCATTCTTTCGCTTGAGGATTGCAACGCAATCTTCCCAAACTAAGATTAATGTCCAGATTTGTCCGGTTTCTCGGTGTCTGAATTTCATAGCAGCTTCACCTACCTTTCGACAATGGCACGGTTAAACAAAACGGACGTTGCTTACAGGGCTTCGCAGATTTTGCGGCCGATGGATGGGTCCATCATGGCTTCGCGGACGTGGACAACAGTTCTGGTGGACAGCATTTCGCCATCTTCGTTGCCAAATCGGATCGACTCAACATTGTTTGAAGTGTAGGTCAAGTTGACTTGATCCACGATTTCTTGCAATGCTTCGCCGAGTTTGCGGCAGTCGATGCCGTTGACTTGGCAAGTGCCGATCAACTGTGAGGCAAACTTGATTGTCGAACCCTTGGCGAGCTTGCCAATCTGACTTTTCAGCTTGGCATAGGCTTGCCGAAATGCGACAGAATCTTGCCGCGTGTATTCGTGTGCCTTTTCCTCAGGCTTGACAATGGGCTTTTCGATTGTTGCGGTTGCTACTGACTGTGACATGGTTAATTTCCTTTCTGAACTGGCCAGTTCAAGAATAAATTAACCGTGCCATTGTCGAAAGATAGGCGATTGACCTAGCAGACCGTTAGGTATTCGGCAGACGCTAATCGGTCATTTAACCCTGCCATCGGCAAGGTCAATGCCTAGAGGGTATGTGATTTGTTGTTGGATTTCCCTTGCAATAGTCTAATTGCTTGTTAGACTAATCAAGTTAATCGGGACTAACCGATATCCGATATGCGTCGCTCACATTGCTTCACGTTACGCTAACGCATCGCATTCCGCTCAGGGTAGGGAATGTCTCACTATATTGCGGGAGTCTGTTAGGCTGGCTGGATGCTCGAATCGTGCTCTAGTATCGTGTCGGTGTCCACCGTTTGATCGGCCCAACCAATCGGCACACTAGAGACAGAGGATTCGACCTACGGCCATTTTCCGCTCTTTACAGGGCGATTGCTCTAGGGCATTGGACAGAGGATAGAAGATCGGCTGTCCGCCTTGCGGCTTCCCTGATTAACTGCCAAGACAAGCTCGGCTGGATCGGCTGATTCGGGCATGAGAACCGAGGCGTGTCGATCCGCGATCCGGGTTTCTCTCCGAATCCGTACTAGCAAACGGAAACGATTGTTTTAGTTAACGCCCCATTTTTCAAGATTTTCATAAGTCGTTGTTTGACAAGGGTTTACGGTCGAAGATTTTTCTAGTGCCCCGTTTTTGGGCTTGCATAAACGTGTTTTATTCGTGCTTTATACGCATATTTATGCATGGAGAGTTGTAAGTCTAGCCGTCATAAGGGTTTATATCATTTCAAGCGCCTCATTCCTGTTCACCGTCGGGCAAGAGGAATTATCGAACGCCAGTCGCACGCTCTATGTTTGGTTTTTGTTAGTTAGGTAAGTGTTAGGTTCTACACTTGTCTATTTTCGGCCGCCGGCCGCATTCATACGCTTGTCTATGTTTGGTTTTCGTTCGGCTGATTGTTACATTTGTCTATGTTTGGTTTTCGTTAGGTGGGGGGTGCTGGTGACGGTCCCATACGGGGCGGCTCGTAAATGAGTAGCACAGCCCACCGATCGGCTAATTCTTATAAAAATAAAATAAAAATAATCCATAAAGATGGCTCCGTACAGGTGAAAAGAGTCATCTAAAAATAAAAAGGAGCAGAAGTAAGATGATTCCGTTAATGATTAATGGACGAGTGCTAGTTAAACCCGACTCTCCTAAGAAAGTAACAGAAGGAGGAATAGAATTACCGGACATATCGAAAGATGTGCCAAAAAGTGGAATAGTAATTAGTTCAGATTATAGTTACAAAGACAAAGACGGTGCAGAATATTTCTTTAAAGAAGGAAGTCGAGTTCACTTCCCTAGTTTTTGTCCACTAATAATTAATTTGAAATTAACAGAGAAAGAAGAAGAATTTTATATAATTAAATGTGAAGATATACTTTTTGTCGAAGGAACACCATGAACAAAAAGAAATTAATTACAGACTTAGAAAGATTATTCTTTTTACCCCAAGAAGATCGCTATAAGCAAATGCTTTATGTAATCGGAAAATTCTTATTAATCCTCGGATTCTCAGATATTGCCGATGTGATCGGCCGATTAATTAAAAAAACCGAGCAGGATAAGCAACATGACAGAGAAAATAGTCAGTCGAATAGAGAGTTACAATCTGTATCAGCATAAAGACTTAATTGAAATGTATCTAAAAATTGAGGAAAGAATCAATTCTTTGCCAAGCCTCCTAACAGATGACATCTTCAAGGAACTCCACATTCAAATTCCTTACCATGAACTGGTAAAGTTAATAAACAATCTAAAAAGAAAAGGAGGGCTAAAGAAAGGCGGAAGTCAGGGTCATGTTTAAAACCAGCCCAATTAACATAAAAAGTTATAAAGATAGGCAGCTGCTAAAAAGAGCAGTTAAAGAAAGATGGCCAGTATCGGCAGAAACTAGACTGGCCATTCTAAAACATACTGAAGATATCATCAATGATACAAAGATTGAGGCTACTACCCGACTAACAGCAGTTCACAGAATTATCCAAATCGACGCTCTTAACTTAAAAGAGCAAGAGATTAAAGTAAAAGCTCAACCTAAACATATAATCCATACTAATATGAGTACGGAAGATTTAATGAAAAGTATCGGCGGATTGTTAGCTGAATTAAACCTTACTGCTGAAGAAGCTGATCCTCAATTACTTCTCGAAGGCGAAGCTAAATTCATTGAAACAAAGGAGTTAGAGGAAAATGCAATTAGACCAGAACCCTCAACTCCAACAACTTAATACTCTTCTTAATGAGTTAAAGCGACGGGAAACCCACCCATCTAAGACTTATATACCAGATGACAGACCAGAAAGAAATCAATTAGGGTTTCATAAGAGCATAGCTTGGGCAAGGTTGGCATTTGGAGGTAATCGATCAGGAAAATCAAGATCAGCAGCTCAAGAGATTTTCTGGTGGGCAACAGAGTCTCATCCTCACCAACCAACTCCTAAAGGGCCGAGAATTTGGGTGATTTCTACTGAGTATCGGACAATCTTTGAGGGAGTATATTCACATTTAAAGAATATTCTCCCTGATTGGCAAATCTCTCGCACTGGACCCAAAGTTCCCGACCATGATATCCCGACTTTTATCGAATTTAAGTCAGGAGCAAGAATAGATTTTCTGTCTGCAAAGGGTGATGCTAGACAAAAATTCCAAGCAGCTGAGATTGACTTGTTAGCTATTGACGAGGAAATCTCAGATGATTTTTGGGATGAACTACAGATGCGTCTAGTAACGAGAGGCGGCCGGGTAATCATTTCTGCCACCCTTGTAGAATCAGTTCAGTGGCTACTTGACCTTGAAGATGATTCTACAACCGATTTAGCAGACAGGCATGTTTATCTTGCAAGGTTAAATACTAAATTTAACCCGTATAATAATCAAGAAAGATTGCAAACAGTACTAAGAAATCTCTCAGATGAGGAAAAAGAAGTACGTATTTTAGGAAACAGGAGAAGGCTCTCTGGCATCATTTACAATACTTTCCTAGAACAACATGTTTGCAAACCATTTAATATCCCAGATGGTTGGACGAAAGTACAGGTACTTGATCCGGGATATCGGGTGGCAGCAGCAGCTTGGTTTGCAATTGCTCCTGTCGATCAATGGGGGGTAACTAAGCGTTTCCTTTACCGAGAAATGTACTTACGTCAAACTGATTTGATTTCAGTCGTTCACTTTATACGGACAGCTGAGGGGTTTGTTTATAATAGCGAAGATGGCAAATATCATCCAACCGATCAAATCGAAAATATTTTTATTCGATTGATCGACCCCTCAGCTTTCCGTAAATTAGAAGATGGCAATGCGGGAGTAGGACTTCAATTAGCCAATGATTGGGATTTATACTATTCTCCTGCTGAAAACGATAAACGTACTAACATTGAGGCTGTCCGACGTTGGTTACAATTGACACCGCGAGGAGAACCTCAATTCCAAGTGTTTGATACATGCGAAAACTTTCTAATGGAAAGGAGAAAATATAGACTTCGTGATCCTAACAAGGACCAGACTAAGGATGACCCAACACCAAGACCATTAAAGCGGCATGATCACTTAATGAATTGTTGGGAGTATGGGGCAACGGCGGGAATCCATCACATACCAGGATTGACCCGCGATCAACGCCTCCGAAAGGATGCATTAGAAAATATTGCTCCTTTAACTGGAATGCACCGAGTTAGAATGTTCAAGGAAAAGAATAAAATCAGGCAGGAAGCTTTCCTGCGAGGAGAGTTGTAAGTATGTCCAGATCAGCAGCAGTTCTAACAATTAAAGATGGGCAGAAAATGACCAGAAAAGGCGTTAAAAATATTTCAAAGTGGCTGAGAAAACAAGCCGATTGGTTCGAGCAGTATACAAAAGAGTTAGCTCCAACCTTTCGAGCAAGATATTTATATAGGTAGTCCCTTGTGCCAAGAGTTAAAGAACCTACAATACGTTCTTTGGCTAAAGAGGCTGGGATAGATGAAAGCGTATTAAGACAAACAAAAGCTAAAGATGTAAAGCTCCCGCCAGATTTTGTTACTCCAAAAGCAGTAGCCATTCAATATACTCAAGAGTTTCCGGCTATTGCTCTTTACGGAAAGTGGGTAGAGTATTGGCCTTATATTTGTAAGTACTTTGAAGTCCCAGCAATTGGAATCCATCCGACTAAATGTCCATATGTGTCTTATCGAGAGTACTGGTGGTCGTGGCAATTAATTATTGAGCATGACCTAGACCCAATGCTCTTGCAGAAATTTAATAACCGAGTAATTACAATAAATGCCCCAACTCCTCAATTTTTGATCCCGTCAGTTACCTCTAATTCTAAAGAACTGGCAATTGCAACAGCTAAATTAATCTTTAACGATTGGACATGGGATCATAATCTCCACTTCCGAATTACCCATGAATAGGAGCAGATAAGTGCATGATTCTGGAGCAGAAGAACAATAAAGTAATAATGGCAATAGTTGCTTGGACTGACATTGATGTTCACACAATGGTCAGTCTCTTAGCAACTGCCAAGCATCCGGCAATACTCAGTTGTCAGGTTGGTCGAGGAGCATTATTGCCTCATGCTAGAAACGATTCTCTTAGAGGTATCTATCGTAATACTTTACAGAATAAAGAGGACTTTACTCATGTTCTTTTTATTGACGGGGATATAATTCGCTTTGACCATAGTTCATTGGAATTACTCCTCGAAGCTGACAAAGATATAATTGGTGGCGTATACTCGCAACGAGAACCACCATTTCGACCAGTAATCCGACCTGAGAATGATGAAGAATTCTGTCGTCAAATGTCTTTGCCGGCGGAAGAACGAATTCCTTTTCAAGTGTTAGGATTAGGTTTTGGAATTACATTAATTAAAAAGAAGGTTCTTGATGCAATAGCTGAAAAAACAGAATCAGGGTATATTTGGTTTAATCTTGATCGACGACCCAGAAAAAGTTTTGAGCGGGAAGTTAATGAACTTTTTGAAAAGGTAATAGAACGAGGAGATTCGCCTGAAAAGATTTTCGGAGCAGGAGTTCAGGCGGGATTATGTGCTCATCATCACACTGATCCAGTCGGCGAAGATTACAATTTCTGTGAACGAGCACATCGTTTTGGGTTTGAGACATGGGTTCACCCTAATGTGCAAGTCGGTCATGTAGGCCGAGTAGAATATGACATTAGAGATTGGACAGCAGTGCTAAAAGCCGAAGGCAATGACATAGATAAAATGACGAGTAGATTGTTAAAGGGTAGTTGGCTTTGGCGAAAGGAGGAGTCGGACGGTATGGTGTCTAGTGAAACAGAAAAACTCTAACAAAGGAAATTCAAATGGGTTTTGGACCGATGAATATCATTCCAAAAGCAACGAATGATACAACTGCACCGGGTGTACCTGCTGGTGACTGGCAGCAAGTTTCTAATACGAAGGCTGCGTGGCAGGCGACTGGTCCTTCTGTAGATGCTGATAATAGTCCATTGACAGGACTTACATTTGTGCAAGCAATTTTTGCACAGATGACAGCAGAAGAAGCAGAAGTTTTTCGTAATGATCCAGAAGGTTTGCTTGCTGTACCCGGCATTCAAATTCAGGAAGTGGACATTACAGAAGGCCAAACTGTGAACGGCGAGTTTAATATTGCTGCTCTCGCAATTGGTCGTGACCATGCTTTGTTCCTCCGTTGTGCGGATCATCCTCGTGTCTAATTCAAACTTTTCAGTAATAGTTAAATCAACTCGTAAACGACCTAAATGGGAATGGTGGCTTTTAAATTTACTTCGTAAACTTTTTAAGTGGTTGGATTAATTTGCTAGATAAAACCAACCCCCATTGGGTTGGTTTTATCTAGCCCTTTTGGAGATTAATATGGCTAAAAAGAAAACAAGTGGTCCTGTGCCTAAACCAAGACCTAAACCTAAAGGAGGACCGATCCCTAAGTCCCGACCAAAACGAGAGTATTGAGTGTGCAAGATGGAACTAATCCATCCCGATTAGCAAAGGTTGAGGCTGAAGTCGCTGGTCTAAAATCAGATGTAGCTGGCGTCAAAGACGATGTGCGTAATGTGTACAATGTCGTCGGGAACATTGATGCTAAGTTAACTCGTTATGCTCAACCTCAGTGGGGCACGATTTTTGCAGGATTAGGTATTGTCGGGGGAGTTATTACTACACTTGGAACTCTAGTGTTTGGTTTCTTATATGTTATGTATGGAGAAACAAAGGTTGAGGTCAAGGAGCTTACTACTCATCGATTACTTACAGAATTCTATCGTGGTCAAATAGATGAGAGGATCAATGCTTTATTTTCTAAAATTAAAGAAGACAAAGTATTAACTGAAAAAAGATATGAAGATGTTCAGGTTCTCTCAGATCGTGAGATGAATCACTACAATAGTATATTGGAGAAATTGAATGAAAAATCTGTCAATCCTAAGCCTTAGTTTGTTAACTGGTTGTGGTTCTCTTTTCTATCCAAATGATCCTATTAATTCTGTCAAATTAAATAAAGGAGCATTTGGTACAGAATTGCAGATTACTAATCGAACAGATACAAATGTGACTATTGAGTCTGCTGAATACAAACCAGATAACAAGTTGTTTGTGCTTAAAGGACTTTCTTTTGAATCGACTCAATCTCGTAATCAAAAAGAGTTGGTCCAGTGGATGATGCAGTTCAATACTAATCGACAAATAGAATGGGAAAATTTTAACACTAATCCGTTGGTTATTGGTGGTGGACAGACACTTGGCCAAGTTGGTGGATTGATTGGCCAACGATTACAGATTGATCGAGCAAAAATTGATAATCGACGAGCTTTGATTGATGTCCTTTCTCAAGTTATGGGAGCAGTAGGACCAGAAATTGTTGATGAAGCCAAGGCAAATATTCCTACAACTAATCCTGAGTTTATTACTAACCCTTAACTGTATAGCCACTAGAGATAATTCCCCTCTAGTAGAGGCTTCGGCAAGTGCGAAAATAGATGTACTTAAAACAGAACAGAATAATAAATTCAGAGAAGTTACTAACGCAATAGTTAACTATGGTGATCCTATTGTGTTGAGGGTATTAAAGTATATTATTGCGGGAGTGACTATACTCACTTTAATAATACTCGCATATTTAACAAAAATACAACACACTAAATATCAAGTATTCAAGGAGCAGCAAAGAAAATGACTTGGGTAACACTTTGTTTGATCGCTCTTATAGTCTGGAAAGATCTTAAAGAGACATATAATAATAATCGGGTTCAGAAACAACTTGTTGAGAATTTACATCTACTCCATCAGCAGAATCAAATAATGTTTGAACGGGTGCAACTAACTAATCAAACAGATCAAAACTTAAAACAATTACTTGGAGCTACAACCTCACCACTTAATAATTCTTCTCGACGATTCGGCGGTCGTTCAGATGAGGACGAGGCTAAAATTGCTAAGATGAAGGAACAAGCTAATAATGGCTAGATGCACAATGGCTACTGATAATGGACAAAACGGACCAGATCGACTTCGTACCTATCAATTCAATACAATGATTAAAGATAAAGATGGAAAGGAAAGAACAGGACCAGAAATAACAAAAGTTGAGGTTAAGGGCGAAGTAGACGAGAGTACTCTTTACAAGGTCGGTAAGGATTATGATTTAAAGAAGGAGAAGTAATATGCACTATCGAAACGGACGCGAAGCGAAGAATGGAGATGAAGTTGTCCAGCTTAATGACAAGGGCCATGTCATGAATGCTGGCGTGTTAATCCGGGCTGTACCTGGAAACGACTACTGTAACGGCATTATTGTCAATGACCAGGCGAAACCTTTCGTCGGTGCTTGTCTGTGCGATTGTTTACATGTTGATGACGTGGTGGAAATTCTTAAGGAAAAGAATCTCGATAAACGACCCGCTGGTAAGTAAGTCTGATGGCAAATGAACTTGCTACACGAAATTCGATTAATACTCGTTATCAGGGAAGCTCCCTCCAACGATTCCAGTTAGACCCGGAAGATGATGATTCTATCTTAAAGTTTGTTGAGCAACGATGGGCTAACAAATCTTATTATAAACTTGGCCTCGAAGAGCGTTGGCTTGAAACAATTGCTAAGTATGAAGGTTTTTCTTACTTAGAATATAATGAGGCGATACGAAGATTCCAGCAAGATGTGAATATCCCACCTTGGCGAGTTAGGTTAATCATTAACTTAACCCTTCCCATAGTGCGAACAGCAGCTTGTAAGCATCTTCGTAATCGCCCCATTTGGGATGTACTTCCTGCGACAAGCGACACTAAAGATGTTAATATCGCGAGCTTAGGAAAAAAGGTTCTTCGAGGGTATTGGTATAAACATAACATTAACTATGAGTTTATTGATTTACTTCTTTGGCTTGGTCTTACTGGCAATGCTTTTCTTTCAGTGACATGGAATCCTGATATTGGACCAGAAAAGGAATTACAAGTAAAGGATTTTATTAATCCTCAACTGCTGCAAACAGTTCGATCGGAGGAAGAATTAGTTCCACTTTTACAATCTGCTCAGACTAAGTTTCAAGCATTCATTGAAACGAATGGTTCAAATATCATGCCAATGGGCGATGTAGAGGTAAAGACTAAATCGCCTTTTGACGTTCTTTGTCCATTTGCTCGTAATTTTAGAGAAGCTCCTTGGGTAGTTGATTCTGATGTAGTTGATCTTTCGAGTTTAGTGGATCAAGGTTTTGATCCTGATTTATTTAAACCGCCCACTTTTTCGGATAATAAGTATTTGTATTTTCAGCGACGCATTTATAATATGAATTTATTTACCCGTAAAGCTGAATACGGGAATAACCCAATGGCTGGCGATGACTCGGAAGTACTCCGGTTAAAACTATGGCTTCCGAAGTCGAGACAATTCCCACGAGGATTTTATGCGGCTATTGCTGGGGGCCAGGTAATTGATAAGGGAAATAATCCTTACGTCCATGGTCAGATTCCTCTGATTCATTTTGGTACTGAGAAAACTCCCGGCAAGATTTGGTGTTTTTGTAACGCTGAGCAAGCTCAAGGACCAATTCAACAATATCAGCATTCAGTTTCTCAGCTTATTGAAATCAAGAATATGACCGCAAAGCCGAAGATTCTTGCTCCAAGAACGGCTATGTTGTTATCTTCTGCATGGACTTCTGAGCCGGGTGAGATTGTAGAGTTTTCAGGTTTGACTGCTCCTATTCCTTGGACGCCTCCAAGTCCGCCTCGTTATTTGTTTGATTTGATGCACACGTTTCGTCGCGATATTGATGACATTGTGGCTCAACGAGATGCCACAAAAGGAATCAATCCCGCAGGAGTAAGAGCGGCTGCATCATTAGAAAATCTTCAATCCCAAGATGAAGGACAATTGGGTATTGGTGCATTGAACATTGACACAGGAATGTCGCTTACTGGTCGAATGATTCTTGCTAATCATGCTCAATTTGTTCGAGAAGATAGATTGTATAACTATACAGGTGACAAGAATCGGTATGAAGTTATACAATTGAAGCAGGGTATGTTGATGGGTGGTAATCAAGGTGCTGATTACTTTAATGTTCGAGTTACTACTTTCAGTCAATTTGGATTAACTCGAACTGGTCAACATAAATTCCTTGAACTTCTTTTGCAATATCAAGTTTATACGGCACAGGACCGAGCAAAAATTCTCCAGTTTATTCAGATGGGTCACTTCGAGGATGAAGTGGATGAATACAAGATTGATCGATCTAATGCCTATCAAGAGAACTTGATAATGTCGCAAGGTCAACCTGTGCCTATTAATATTGCAGATCATCATGCAACGCATTTAGAGGAACATCGGGAGTATATGAAAGGTGATACTTATCGTACACTCCTGATTCCTTTTAAGCGTCTGTTTGAAATTCATTATAAATTGACTGAACTCTATACAATGATGGAACTTGTAAAGCCAAAAGTATTAGGCATTAAAGCGACAATTATTTTAGCTGAACAAGAAGGCATGACCAATCTTTTACCATTGATTCTTGGTATTCCCCAAGAAGGACAAGGACAGAGTAATGAAGCTGGAAGTTCTAAGAAATAAAATTTACCTTGAAGGCGATGATGCTGGTGGCGGAACTAAAGTAGTTGATCCTCCTGTCGAAGATAAGAAAGAATCTGATCCGCCAAAAGAGGAAGCGATTGAGTTGGTTGTAGATGGTGAGTTAATTAAATTAACTCCAGATCAAGCAAAACGAGCAATGCACCTTGGCGTAGTCAAAGCTAAGGAACAGTTAGCTGAGAAGAAGCGGCTTGAAGATGAAGCAGTAAAGAACAAAGACAAAATTGATAAGGTTGAAGAAAAGAAACCTGATGAAACTTTAAAGGCATATGAAGCCAGAATCGCAAGATTGGAATCTGACCAAGCTGCTGCTCAAGATGATGCCATGATTGCTCGTCTTGATTTGTTGATTGATAATGGTGATGTCCTTGAGGACTTTAAGGAAGATGTAAAGACTGTCATCCTTACTCGGTTTGTTACTTTACGTCAACAAAATCCAAGAACGAATATTGGTGAAATTGCTAAAACTGTTATTGAACAGCATAAGAAAAAGACTGAAAAGTTTAGATCAACAGTTGACGTTGAAAAGAAGTTAGAGGATAAAAATAAAACAAAGACTCAAGGCGGTGGTAAGGCAGGAACGTCTCAGGAAGATTTACCTAAACTTGGCAGAAATGCTTTTAGAAATGGTGATCTTTCTAAGAGAATACAACATCGATTCAAACAAGCATTGGGAGAATAGACTTGGCTCTAAAGAAAGCTGACTTCGAGAATATGTTAAAGATTGACTATCATGGTCCGATGGTTGATCTGTTGGAAAATTCTACTTATTTCCTTAGTCGAGCAGAGAGATATACAGAACCAACGGGCGGCCGTCATATGTATATCCCGATTCGTACTGGTCGTACAGCAAGTATTGGTGCTCGATCTGACGGCGATTCCGAAACATTACCGACTGGTGATCGGCCGACGTGGGGTAATGCTACTTTTCCTGTTAAATCATTGTACGCAACTATTCGTATCTCTGGTTTTTCAATGCGTACATCTAAGCCTTCTGCATTAGCATTTGAAAAGGCAATGTCAGCAGATATGGAAGCAACTGTTGCCGATATGAAGAAAGACGTTAATCGTCAAATCTTCGGTGCAGGTGATGCTGAGCTTGCTCAGGTTGTTTCTAATGCTAATGCTGGTGGCACAGTAAATACAGTAACAGTATCGAATATTCTTTATCCTACTAATCCGACAAAGTTTCTTTATAATCGGATGAAGTTCGATATTCGTACTATTACTACTGGTGCTGATGCTGGTGGTGGTGCTACTGTGGTAAATTCACAAACCATTGGTGCTGTGACTTCTACTACTGTATTCACTTATTCTGCAACTGCTGCATTTACAACTGGCACTACGGCAATTTATCGTGAAGATAATGTTGGTTTGACGGCTGTTGATGGGTCATCTACTAATGAGATTAAAGAAATCTATGGCCTGTTAGCCGCTCTTAACTCTGTCGATCCTGATGTTGCTCTTGCTGCTGGTACTGCTCGTATTACTGCTAACTTCGGTGGTATTGATCGCGGTACTGCTGGTAATGAACTTTGGAAAGGTAATAAACTTTCCAATGCTGGCGTTAATCGTCCGTTCTCTGTGTTTATCTGCGAGCAAGCAATTGATGAATCCGAGATTAAGGGCAATGGTAAGATTAGTGTAATTCAATCCAACCATGCCATCTTCCGTGTACATGGGGCTAATCTCGCAGCAGCTAAGCAGTACGACGGGGCCGTCATGAAACTTGATGGTGGTTGGACTGCTCTGTCAGTAAATGGCATTCCGATGGTTAAGGATGTTGAATGTCCTGACTATCATATGTTCTTTATTGATGAGTCAACTCTAATGCTTGGTGTGCTGGGAGATTGGGCTTGGCTTGAGGATGATGGTGGCGGTATTCTAAATCGGCTGCCGGGCCAAGATCAATATGAGGGTGTATTCAATAAAGATTGCAACCTCATGTGTTCTAAACCGTCAGCTAATACTATTGTTAATGATATTGCTCATAGCTAATCGGTTTCTCCGATTAAAAGAAAGGAGAAAATCGAATGATTGTTGATAAAGAGATGGGGTGGAAGCGAGAACAATTTTTCTTTGCTTCTGCTCAATGGCAAGGCTCAATTGCTACTACTAGCTTAATTCCTACAGAAGTTGGTGCTTTAGATTACGGTGTTCAGCAATTTGGCACTTCTGGTGTTGCAATCGC